CTTGCAATGTTGTCTACGGACTTCCTCTGTCCAGTCTTATCTAAGAACTGATAAACTGCAACTACTGGCATCTCTTCTGCTGGTGGTAATCTTAATAGTTCAAGAAATGAGGGTAGTCTTACTACTTCGGGGTCTTCCACACAAATATATTTTCGTGCAAACTGTTTCTTTACCCCTGTGTATACATCTTTCTTAAACCCTTCGTCCCAGCGACCACAATTTTGTGGGTCGTCTGTCCACTTAGGAATTGAAGCACAGCTACTCAATACTAAAAGTAATGCTAATGAAAGAACCTTAATCATTAGGTTCCTCCGTCGCCACCCCCGCCATCGACAGGAATCGCGTCAGGGTCTTGTGCAAAATTACCAGTTCCTATAGGTATTTCAATAATGGTTGATGTTCCGTCTTCACCTATAATGGTCATTCGTATGAACTCAACCCCTGCTTCATCTGTTAATACTTCCCAAGTAATAGTATTTCCTTCTAGAATAAATGAACCAAATGAACTTGAATTATCATTTGAGAACATAGATTCAACTAACTGTTTTGCAAGTGTAGCATAAATTCTGCTTTCTAAGTTTCTAATAAATTTTGCAAGAACCGTATTGTCTGCTTCTCTTTCTGCAGCTTTCCTAGCTGACTCCAAAGCATCTTCGATTTGTTTCTTCCGAGAAAATTCCTGATTCTCGATAGTTAAATAATGAGCACCCTGACCCTGTTTACTAAACGATGGATTTCCAAATTTATGAACAATCTCATCTGCGTAAACATTCGTTGCATGTAGAAACAAAAACCCTACAATGATAATGCTACTTACGACTTTTTTTATTACTGACATTCTTTTCCTCTTGTTCTTGCTGTTCCTTATATTCTAACACTGTGTTAACCTTCTGTTGTAATCGAATCAAGTCGTTATCTAACATTCTAATTTGGTCAAGAAGTCTTATAAGGATTGTATTAGATTTTCCTAGAGCTGGTTTTAGTTCTTGTGTAACAAATTTCCACACAAAAAATATAAAATACCCCATGCCTAATGCGAGAACCACGGGAAAACCGAATTCTGCAATCATCTGAGCTATGGTATTCATTAGTCCCTACGAGAATCTATCTTCTCATCTTCTATAAAATTCTCTGCACGAGCAATTCTATCAATGTCTGGCTTTAAATCTAAAGCCGAAGAAACCAATAAGTCAATCTTAATCATATCATTGTTCATCATTCGAACACGATTCTCTAAAGATTCCATAATACCAGCCAATCCTTTTACTTGTCCTACCACTGACTCTAAAATATACTTCAAAGTCAGGAATATAAAGAAGGCCATAATCACTGCACTTCCTATAGGAATGCCCACTTCACTCAAAAATGTTAATATATCCATACCATTATTTATGAAAATGGGGGCTGCTTTGGAACAAATATTCCAAAAGGATCAAAAAAAAAGGAGACCGAAGCCTCCTTTTTAGTTCTTGTAAATAAGATTTATTTCAGTTGTGAATGTATTTCACTAATGACAGCAGCTTTATTACCTGACTTTTTAACCTTTAGAGAGCGTTTCTCTGCGAAATCAAAAAGTTGACCCTTAGTTAATTTTCCTAGTTCTGCTTTAGAGACAACTCCGTTGTTGTTTCTGTCAGCAGTTACCACTGGTTTGGAAGTTTGGGTCTTCTTAGAACCCTGTTCCTTCCATACTAGAAAAGCAACTACGGCAACGATAATTAAAACTACAATACTTGAAGTTTCCATAATCTATTTCCTCATAATTAATTAATTAATACTCTTATTTAGTCCTTAGCTTTACCGACATTTATTGCTACCCAGTCTATAAATTTATAGCATTTTTTAACGATGCCGTCATCTACTGGTGTTGGAGTTAAAGCTGCAACTAATGAAGCACCCATAACTAACCAAGGTATCACTTGAATCCATGCTATAATCCATTGTAGGAATTCTAACATATTTTCTCCTTCGAAAGAAATAAAAGTCTTTCGTAGGTATATTTAGGAGTTATTACTGCCTATTGAGTATTTAGTAGTTAGTTTCCAGCTGGATTTTTCCTTGAACGGAATGATCTTTATCTGTGAAAGTGGAGCCCTTGGTTCGGCTATTTGTTGTGTATTCACGACAGAAACTAACTTCCATTGTTCTAATAAAGAAACAATAGTGTTCCTTCGTCCTATATCGGACTCATCAATGTTGGTTGGTTTACCGTCTAGTTTGAATAATTCTTTGAAATGGGTAATGTAATACTTACCGCGTTTGTGTAATATATGACATGATTGGAAAAGTTCTTGCTCTCTTCTAGAAGCAACACCTATGCGTGAGAGAGTTTCTCTTATCTTAAGAAAGTCGTCTTTTTCGGGGAATGTGACCTCGACTAGGTCTTTGACTATAGCTTCTTGGCTATCCATTATCCTTACCACCAATGTTCATTCTGTTTTTCAATTCTCGAATCTGTTTATCAGACAATAGATTAACATACTCTTTAGCCTCTTTTGTTGAAATCTGATAATATTGCTTTACAGTATCGATTTTCTTACTAATATATGGTTTAGACCACTGTGAAAATCTTTGTCTTTTCCTAAGAGTATTTAGGAAAAACAGGTATTGAAGACGATTGTCTACACCGTGTCTCACATTCATTTCGTTAGTAAGGAAAACAGAATCTTGGTGATAAGATAATGCTTTGTTGATTAAAAATGGTTGATATGCTTTTTCTTCGACCTCATCAACCATGAGGTCTTTTTTTGTATAGGAAACTGACTTAACAAAGTCAAATGGATTTCGTTTGGTCATTACTTGGTATTGGGTGAACCATGACGCTGGTATTCGTGGAAGAGTTTAATACCTTTCAGTTCTTCACCCATAACAATTATCTCTCCAGTATCTAATTCTCTACGAATGGTGCCACTGTTATATTGGGTGTCTATGACTCTTCTCGTGCCGTTAGCAGTGTCATCAGGTCTCTTGTCATACCAACATGTATCTAAACTATGTGCATGATATGATTTAATCCCTTTAGCCCATTGCTCGGCCTCTAACATTGTTCTTTGTTTCTCCACTCGGTCTTCATATTGTGTCATTCTTACTCCACTGGTTTATTCGTTCATCTGGCTAACTGCTCTAATACACTTCGGTGTTCTTGCCAAGGTAAGCATACACAAGTCATAGTTGACCTTTGTCTTCCTTCACAATAAGCAAAATGACCAATAGGACATGCAATCCTATCGGGATGCCTATAATATCTATCACTCGCTGCATTATAATTGCCATAATTTTGGCAACCAGTTAGACCACAAAATAGTAATCCCATAAAAAATTTGTTCATTTGAATTTACACTCGCTCATTATTTCTGTTAAACATGCAACGAAATTAATTTCACTATCCATTGCAAATGCTGATTTGTATTGATAGTCAGCAATGAACAAGACAGCAGCTGGAATAGAAGTCGGTTCTAATCTCAACTCAAGTGCGTTAAATAACTTTCGATACAAAGTATTAAAGTCGTTATCGGAATTTTTACCAACCCATTTCCTCATACCACTCCAATTCTTTTCTTTAATCATATCGATTAATGGTGTTAACTTCTCTTCGTTTAAAGTGGTGAGAAGCCCACTATCGATTACGCCACTTACACCATATCTTTGGACTTCGTTTATGCACCTTCTAAAATCGGGAAAGAATTTAATGACCAGTTCAACTAGAACTTTTTGATCATATGTAATTCCCTCGGTTGTGCATATTTCCATAAGTCGTGCAAGAAACACTGACGCAAGTCTTTGTTTCTCATCGGGTGTCATGGTAAAATCTATGACTGTAGTTCTAGAATGTAATGGTGGAATAATTCTATTCTTATAATTACAAGTAAAAATGAATCTACAGTTAGAAGAAAACTCTTCTATAAAATTTCTAAGTGCTGGTTGAACTGAATCTGCAGATATGTAATCCGCCTCGTCCAGTATAACCACCTTTGGTGAATCGGACAATGAAACTGTCGATGCAAAGTTCTTTATCTTCGTTCTAAGGGTATCTATGAGTCTCCCCTCGTCACTACCATTGATTACGATAAAGTCGGCCCCTAGCTCGTTACAGAGTGCCTTAGCGACCGTTGTTTTACCTACACCAGCAGACCCACACAACATCAAGTTAGGGACTTCCCCTTGTTTTACAAACTCTTGAAATGTTGATTTTAGATGAACTGGTAGTATCGTGTCCTCAATAGTTTGAGGACGATACTTTTCAACGAATAAATATTCTTCTTTCATAATTTAAGGTTGTAGATTCCCCGCCGAGTCTACAGTGCAATCCACCCTTGAAGATTGATGAGATTGGATTACTCCCGAAAATATTGCAGAGACTGGCACAATATTAACACTATTATATAGGTCAAGCATTGTAATTACTGTCAGGCTCCAAAGCAATAAAATACTCTAAATCGATATCTGTATTGTTAAAATGAGATATTCCTTTAGAAGAAACTGAAACTGTATAGTTTCCGTCTAGAACTTTAAGATTTTCCATTTTAAAGTTCATGGTATAAGTTGAACCATTACCTTCACCTACGATTCTTGAGAATGTATTTGAAGTTGTATTCTTCTTATCAGTCACTTCTAACTTGATAGTGGTTCCGTCACTGGATAGAATTAAATCATTCACTCCAAGGACACTTCCAGCTTTCTGTAATTCAGAAAGAAGGGTAGAACTGATATCAAGACTGATTTCTGCATCAGGCATTGTTATCATTTTATCAGGTGCAGTCACCATACCTTCACTTGCGTAAAAATATGCAAGACTTGAATTGTCATCTGCAACAGTTAAACTTGCATCTCCAAATTGGAAATCAGGGTCGTCCAGTAAACTGGTTGCACCCAAAAATTCAGGCAAGTTATATATACTAAAATCTTGAGGGAACGATTCATCTATCGTTGCCACCGCAAGAATATTTTTCATATTAGAGATTGTCTCTAATTTGTTTCCAGTCTTAACTCGGATACCCGAATTAATTGTTGAGAAATTTTTTAAGACATTCCTCGTATCATTACTAATTTTCATCACTTGTTAGTCTCCTTATATTTGTCGTGATTATATAAAGCAAGGAACCCATAATGTATGACTTTTAATAAGTCTGCTCGATTGTATCCGTCCTTCTTACCGTAGCGTTGTGCATACTTTAAGATATTTCCGATACAGAATCCCTCTCCATGTCCACCGTCCATGATAAATTCAGTTGCCTGAAACTTATCCTTGGAATAGTGTTGTTC